ATATAAACCAACTTCCATCTGCTTCCTGTGGAAATCCTTCATGCGCTTTTGCTCCACGCTCTTTGTCCAAAAATACGCTTTCACAAACAAAAACACCTTTAGCAAATTGGTTGGTTTGGTGCATCACATTTGTGTTCGTGTTTAGGTTGTTTCTTTGGAAGTTTAGCCAAATCTTCTCAATTGCATTTTTACGAAATACGCAATTGTAAGCCCCTCGAACTTCGTCATATCGTGGTATCTCTAAATCTGCAATCATTGCATACCCCGAAACAATCCTTTTATCTTCGCTCTCTATGCTGAAATTCCTAGATATTAGTTTAAACGTTTGACCATTGCTCGTAAGATTAAAGCATTGTTGATTTTTACCAAACGCCATCCAATCCCGCTCAATAGCTGGTTCATCAACTAAAGCGATTTGAAACTCTTTTTGTTCCCCATCGGGTAGGTCTAAACTAAATAAATCCATAACTGTATAATGTATAATTTTTTACTTATGGTATATTTTTATCCAAAAGTTGCTTGTTGTTTAATTTGAGCAACGTTTGACTGAGTGTCTGAAATGTCTTGTTCCAATACGTAAACTTTCATAGGTGGTTGATTTAATATTGATTGACCTGTTTTAAATAGTTCCGTGTCTGGAGGAGTTGGATCTGGTTCGTCATCCGTTGGGTCATCCATTCCACCTGCACCTGCACCGCCACCACCAATTGTTGGAGCTGGAGCGTTTAGAATAGCTAATGCCGAACCAACCGCACCCAATACCGTTGCGATTTGTGTAGCTATAAACACGGGAGTAAATGCTACCGCCGCTGGTCCCGCTGCTGCTGCTGAGGCTGCCGCTCCTGAAATAGCTGAGGTTAGCGCACTAGCCGTGTCAATTGCGATCTTTGCAATAGCGAACGCCTTTTGCATAGCGATATCTCGCTTGAGTTTATTCTCTTCCCTTTTGGATAGTTTCTCTCCTGCTTCTTGTTTTTTCTTAATCCGATCAATTTCTTTTTTATTTGCAATCGTATTAATTGAATCGATAATATTTACAACCGCCGTTGCCCCTGCGATAATGTTTTCAGCATATTCTTGTTGTAATGCTATTCTTGCTAGGTTCTCTTCTTTTAGCTTATCGGCTGCCTTTTCAGCAAAATCCTTTTGAATAAGTTCTAACTCCGCATCTTGGGCTTGAACCAATAAGCTATAATCTTCGCCATATTGTTTTGCTTGTTCGATTAAATTAGCATACTTATCACGAACTGCATTTTCCTCTCTTTGTTGATCAGTCAATAATGAATTAGCATAATCGTCTTGTAATTTTTTAACCTCAGCATCATAGTCTTTTCTAGCTTGAATTTTACTTTCGTTTGTCTTTTCATCAGCCGCTAATTTATCCGCTGCTGATTTGTCAGTAATTTCCTTTATTTGTAATTCTGTTTGCTTATCAAACTCAATTAATAGCGCATTGCTGGCTTTTTTCTCCTGTAATTTTTTCCTTTCTCGACTTCGATCCAATTCAATTTTTGCAATTGCTCTTTTTTCATCGTCTGCAATATTTTGGACTTTTATATTTTCCAATTCTTGAATAGCTTCTAATTTATTCGCTGTGCTTTTGTCATTAATTGCTTTTTGTTTATCCGCTGCTGATTTTTCAATACCTTCCCTTTTTTCACTTTCTTCACGTTTGAATTTGGTTATTTCTAATTCAGCATATTTAACCGCCGTTTCATTTTGTTTTATTAATTCATTTGCTCCCTCTTGTAACCTGTACAAATCAGTACCTTGATCCTTCATTTGGTTTATATACTCCTCATGACTTTGACCACGCAAAGCCGCTTGACCTGAATAGTACTGAATCCAACTTTTTAATCTGGCATCATTTTGAGTTAGAACCGCTTTTGTTTGCGCTAATTGTTCTTCAAGAATTTGCAAATTAACAGCCGATGAACTTTTACCATTTGCTTCTAGGGTAGCCTTTTCAAGTTTAAGTGCTTCAACTTTTGACTTACTAGCCTTAATTGTTTCATCAAATTCTTTCTTAATTTGGTTTAGTCGTTCGGCGTGTTGTTTTCCTAGTTCGGCACTTGCTTGTCTTCGCTCCGCTTGCTGTTTTCTTTCGGCTTGCATATTTGCAACCGTTCCTTTCTCAACAAATCCAAAAAATTCAGCCACTGCCATAATAGCATCGCCTAACGCTTTGAAGCCATCGATTATACTACCTACCCACTTTTGAACTTTTGAAAAGTTTGCAATTAGTAAACCTAGCCCAACTATCAACGCTCCAACCCCTGTTGAAAGCAAAGCAAGACGAAAGACTTTCATAAGCCCCGTTGAAGTTCCTACCACCGTATTATAAACCGCTGTTGCAGCCGATAAAGCCATCATGCCAACTGTCTTAGTATTGGTTGCAACTGCTTCCTCTCTGGTTAATGCTAAGCCGATTTTTGATAGTCCAATTCTTAAATATTGACCCGCAATAGTATCTTTATTCAAAGAGTTCGCAACCGATGTAACGCCGTTCATAACACCCTGAACCGCTATCACATTTTGCACGGCTTTCTCGACCGCTGCACTATTGGAACCGAACAAAGCCATTGCCCCTTGCGCCGCTTGGAACCCACCTGCGATTGCTTGACCTGCTCCAATTAACCCATCTAACCTTTTAGTATCACTAGCTAAACCCCGTACACGAGCGTTAACGTCACCAATACGATCCTCTAACTCCCCAGCTTGCGCCGCTAAATTCCTAAACTCCGCACTCCCTTCGGGTAAATTAGCTAACTCCACTTTCATTTGGAGAAGTTGCGCTTTTAAACTTTTTGTAGAGTTAGTTACCCTATCAACTCCCTCAGATAAATTGTCGCCAACTTTTTCGCTCGCCGTTTCAATTCCTGCGATTTCTTGACGTATTTCGCCAAGCGTTTTATTTGAGTTACCTGAATCAATTCCAATCCTTATTACTGCTTCTTCCATTTGTCTATATGATTATAAATTCTGTTCCGCCTACGTACTGAATGTTTAGCACGGAATCAATTATGGTTAATGTTCTGTTTCCTGCTCCGTCAATGGTTGCCGTTCCACCGCCTGAAATAATAAAAGAGTTTAGAGCGGTTTCTTTTTTAAAGTTCCAAATTTGTCCCTTTGTATAAATAATCCCTGTTAAATTAAACGTCAACGTCACGCTACCAGCCGTTGTATCGCCCCTGTAAGTTGTCACGCTTGGACTGATGTCACGGTTTGCCGTTACCGTTACAACGCTCGTGGTCGATTCTTGAACTTGCACGCCATTAATGTAATTTACGTTTGATTGTTTTATGGTTAAATTATTGGAGTTAATTAACGAGACATTGAATAACCCCGATTCAATGACATTATTATTACAATTGATTAAATTGATATTTTGGCATGATCCTAGAACCGTGTTATTACTTCCAACGATTGAAACGTAATACGATGTTTTGCTGATCAAATTGCCTGTTCCGCTTACCGTTCCACTTTGGGAGTTGTAGTTGTTCGTGTCTTTCTTAATACCTTGCGTGATCCCTTTTAATGGCATATACTCCACTTGCAGAACTCCACCACCGCCCCCTAATCCATCCTCAGTATTTGGCTCAAATGATACGCCATCACCTTGCGCTTCGGTTAAAGTTGGTTTAAACGGTGAAACCTCTTTTAGTTTCATAAACTCTAACTTTGTCAGATCGTTGTTTGTTGGGTTGAAACCGTCAATTTTATTTAACCTAAAATAAGCGTTATCAAAATAATAAAGGTCACTAAACCGCCACTGGTTGAAATCAAACGCATCCATATTGACAAACGCCCTGACAATCTTACTATCTTTGTCCGTTATTTCTCGAATAAATTTAGAATGGTATTTATTGTAAAGGTTGTTATCAGTTACAATTATCGGATCTATTAAGTCATAATAATAAACCTCTCGAACCAACCCGAAATTAATATCCAATGTGGGGTTAAAAGGATCATCCCAATGCCCTGCAAAAGGGTAGGTTATGAAATACTCCGATGGGAAAAGATCGCTTCCATGAAGCCAAGCTGTTTGGTTTGGTTTTTGACCACCATAATACAAAGTTCGCCAATTATGTTTAGTGCTTATCTTTTGCCCTAATTCATCCACTTGTACAATCGTTGGTATTACACGGTTGTTTCCTGTCCCATTGTCTGCCATCGGTGTAGGGCTTGATGAAACTTCGGTTTTATTTGTCTTTTCGTTAAATTCGTTTATTGTAGTAACTTCACGTTGACCATAAGTTTCCTGCCATGAATTACGATATCGAACGTTTAAATAATCCTCGTCATCTTTGTGTTTGAAAAGATATTCTTTTGCATCAAGTGCGCCAATCGGTTCGTAAGTAATTCCCTTATCAATTGAAATTAAACCATTCAAATCAACGACATTATTTGTATAAAAATTGTCACGAGGTGCAATTAAAAAATGATTCGTTTTATTAGGGTCAATCTCAAAATAAAGATTATACTCCTTAATGTAATTTAACAGAAAATCGGTCTGTTTTACCTTTGGTATACATTTATTGACCTTTAATAAATTCCCTTCTACCATTGCTGTATTAGTAGCTTTATTCAAAAAAGACCCAACCGCTATATTTACCCTTGCATTCCCATTTGAATAACTTCCGCCACCGTTCACAAAATAACTTGGATAATCTGTTTTGTAATTTGCAGACCAAACTATTTTAATGGTATCAGACGTGTCCAAATTAAGGTTCGACAACGATAAAAATAATTGATTAGGAACATCATTAAATCGGTCAATCAATCCCACAGGAAACGGATATACTTTTTTATAATCGCTATCAGGATAAGTACTAGGCGTGTTCGATTGGCGTGTTCCTATCGCAAACCCATCATGATAAATTCTAAATCCATCCTCTTCAATTACGGTTGTCGTTCCTGCGCTATTATCAAAAAAAATAACTTTAGCCTTAAAATCAACGTAACCAACCGAGTTCACCGTGCCACCACTTGAAGGTATGAAAAACGATGTGATGTTTAGAGTTGTAGCAAAATCATAAAACCCTTTTTGTGTACACGTAAATACTCCCGTAAGTGGATTATAAACGCCGCCCGGATCAATTATTTCATTCGTGAATTTAATAGTGTCATCAGCACTCCAAGCGTCTTTGGTTATGTTATTAGATGTCGTTGTATTAGTGCTTATCAATATTGGGGTATTCGCTTGAAATTCTCTATTACTAATTTCGCTCGCATCAAGCAAATAGGTCTCAGGACTTGACGGAACTATCAAATGTTTAAAATGATCCGCAAAATCAATATCCGTAAATTCGTAGGTGAATCCCGCATCTTTGAAAACTCGATCCCAATATTCTTGAACAAATATCGCACACCCGATATGGTTGGATTTAAAGGTGTTTGAATCAGTTGAAAAGCCATAATCCACCAACGGGTAAATATAACCCTTACCAAGTGCGGCTGGAACTAAAACGCCATTTTCAATAATCTCATAAACACCGTCTTGGTTAACTGAATAATTTTGGATTTGTTTGTTTAAAATGTGATCATAAGTCTCAAGCCCCTCAATCTCATCAAGCCATTTATTTTGAACGTCTTTAAATAAATTAGCGAACTCCGAGAATAAAACAATCGAATATTCAATATCGTAATTGTTTGTTTTGACTAAATCCTTCAGTTGACAATACCCTCTAATCTGTTCAATTCCATCCACTAAATAAAGCGCATCCGCTTTTAAATTTGGATTAAACGAACCGCTTGTAATATTGATCTCAAAAATAAAACCGAAAACATCGTCCGCTTCTTTTGATCTTGGAACGACAACCGTTTTAGAATAGGTAGAACTTCGTTTTTCAGGCTCTCGAATGTCAATAATTGATTTGGTAAATGATGGGTTAAGCGACCGACTCAAAGGTAATTCAACCCCATTAATAAATAACTGCTCTCTCATTATCTTCGTTGTGTAAAATTATCAGCCAATTCAACCTCAACCTCAAAAGTAAATAGCTTATCAATGTCGGTCATTTTTTCATCCCATTTAGTTGACTTGATCAAAACAGGCTTGAAATTATGCACACCTGAATTATCTGTAAACTCCAAATAAGCACGTGGACTAAATGCCATCTCTTTAAGCCAATTGTTCTCATCCTCAGTTATGAAATTACTTTTTAAATTGATCTTATCTGTAAACTTGGTGTAATAATTAACCTTCGATTCTGTTTCATGTTTGTACACTACTCCAGACGTTTGTAAATTAGGGCTGTTTGTAACGTACATTTTACGCTCACCTTCCGCCAGCTTTTTGCTATTTAAAGTAAAATTAAACGAATCGTAAGCCCCGTACTCATTTTCAAAGTGAATGCGATACACCTCATAGAAACATGGATTTTGCACCGTGAATGATAATACCTCACCAACCGCAACGTTATCGCTCCTAAAGCATCTAATCGTATAGGTATGGACCGCATTCGTGATAACAGGTTGCACTCCTAGCGAAAACTCAATACTATCAATGTTATTCAAACTTTGCGGAGCCGTTGCTAACCTTACTAACCTGCTTTGATCGAGAATTAAACTAGCAACGTTCACAACTTTAAACGTGCCAACTAGCGCACCTGTGATGTCGTACGTGTCAATTCTCATATAATCCACATCCGTAGGCGTATCGGTTAAAAACCAATGCCAACCCAAGTCAGTTATTTGAACCGTTGGTGTTTTGAAGTTAGTTAAAAATTCACCTTGATAATTGGCATTAAAAATATAATCCGTGTACTCCGTGTTATTGAAAAAATCAATCCAACGATGACGTTCCAAACTAGCCCCCCAAGCATAACGGTCAGCCGTTTGGATAAGGTCATTATAAACAACAATAGGATCGTCAACAGTAAGCCTATACTCTTCGCCAATTTCAACCCAGTACTTCACGATACCGTCAGCGCTCAAACTGAAACCGTTGTCACTTGCATAATCTACAATCTCCTCATTAATGAACTTTGATACGATTTGAGAAACGTCTTGCAACCCATAACCCAGTTTAGGGTCTGGAGCCACTTTAGTTCTAATGGTTCTAGTTGTAAGTTCTTTATTATCATTAATGAAAATATCAAACACATACTTGTAATCGGGCTTTGTCCTCGTGCCTGCGCTGTTTTGATGCACAACCAATTCAATAGGGTTATACACGGGAGAAAATTCCTTTAAATTTGTCTTAATTACTAATGCCATTTATTGCGTTTTTTAAATTAATTTCAACCTCTCTAGCCCCTGCCTTTTCTAAGTCTTTAATCAAAGTATTTATTAACTCAGGATTATCGACAACCTCGCTAAAAAAGTTAGTTGCTTTCGTCCCTTTATGAAATACGCTCCTTTGAACTACAAAGGGGTTTGCTCCTTGATTATTCGACCACATAGCTAATGCGCTTAACGGCGGTTTCTTTTGGCTAAATCGGTAAGGACTACTTAAATTTTTAACAACCCAAGCCGTTCCATTTTTCATCACACCCCCAGCACCTTGCACACCCTTATCAACAAACTTCCAATAGTCATTCATTAATAGTTCAAATTGATAGCCAGAACCAAGCACAGTAATATCGAAAACAATGCTTTGTCTTAATAATTGTGCCGTTTGAGTAGTTATCTTTGAATCTAAGTTATCTCTTAATTCTTTTTGTAGCTTATTGCCAAAATCTTGAAGCACTCCAAGAATAGTATTCTCGACACCAATTGAACTTATATCACTATCCGATAACCCTAAAATACTACCTGCCATTATCTTTTATTTAGTGCCTTTTGTAATTCGTATTCTTCAATTTTAACTTCATTCTCTATTGTCAAATATTCTAACTTACCTAAATAATCAATTACATTCCTTTCACCTGTTTTATCCCAACTCTCATTTAACTGATCGCTCACATCCTTTATGGTTTTGTACCATCCATATCGCTCAGTAAGTTCGTTTTTGCTGTTATTAGACTTTCGTTCATCTCCTTCAACTTGCTTTCCGAATAATCTAGTAAACAGCTTGTGAGTTCGTTTGAGAGATTGAAAAAAAAAACAACTAAAGGATAAGCTAACGAAATAGGCAATTGATTAATTGCAATTATAATTTCAGGTATTTCAGATTCTTTTAACTCGAAATACTTCTTTTTAATCCCTCCAACCCATTTGTAAGGACGTGACAAACTGAATAGAATTAGGTGCATATTTGAATCCACATCCTTTAAAGCATTCATCACGCCAGCGTGTCGCCATGCCGTTAAATTATTTGGGTTTAGTTCAATCTCAAAGAGTGTTTTTTTTACTTTGAATTTGGTTACTAATTTCGTTCCCATCGGAGTTTTCAAAAACTCGTTAAATACTTCAATCTCTTTTAACGTGAATTTTTCAGCCGTATCTTGATCGCAATCCATTACAACCTGAACGATCTTAATCAGATTGTCCAAACGTTCAACATCGGTTTTTGTTTCAATTTTAGCAATACGTCTAATCTTTGCATATTGCTCTAAACTGATTTGATCCCAACTATTAGGTAACTTCATAATTATATAATTGATTAAATTTGTACTATGGTATAAGAGCCTGTTTTTTTCATCGTTTTATGTGCATGGTTAGCAATTGCACGGGACATTACGTAATCGTCATGTAGTCCCGTTGGTGCGCTGTATTTAATGTTCCTAGTCTTAACATTGTATTCATACGTGAACACCTGCAATTCGTTTAACTGCCAATCTAAACCGATAATACCAATGGTCAACTGCTCAAAGCAAACAATTAAACTTTCAACTATCGCTTGTTTAGTTTGTGAGGTCGTTACAAATGGCTCCAATCTGTTTTTTGAGAAACTAATTCCGTTCCTTATTTGCTCGAAAATAGCATCTTGCGCACCATTCGATTCAATCAAAGTGAGCGGTTTATAAACATTCAAAACCTTTACGATATTTGAAACGATACTTGACCATTCCATGTGTCGCCACCGTTCACAAAAAACCTCGTTATTATCTTGGTCAACTATCGTTAAAACAGTCCAATCGTCAACACGCCCCAAATCCACACCAGCGTAATAATTAACCGATTCACCGCCTTTTTTAATGCACTCGTTAATATTCCTGAATACACTTGATCCATCGTCCAAAAATTCGGCTAAATATTCCTGTCTAAAGATATGGTCTGGTAGTGATCGCCTTGCATCCTCGATCTCTGAAACGTCAATAAATGGGTTGTCATAAGAAGTACCGAAAAATGATTTATAATTCGGGTTATCTTTAGCCATGTTAAAGATCCTATAAAACTGATTCTTACCTCTCGGAGTTGAAATAATAAGAACCTTTTTTCCACGAACCAATACCGTTGCTTTTAGAACCTCATCCCATGCCTGTGATTTATAAAAGGCGAACTCATCGCAAACCTCAGCATCGAACGTTTCACCTCGAATAGTGTCGTATGCCTCAGCTGAATAAAATATAAGCACACCGCCGTTATTAAATTCAATGACTAGATCGGAGTGGTTTATTCTTGAAACGAATGGACATTTTCCCAACGCCCTAACTATCTCTTTAAATACTTTCTTACATTGCTTATAAGTCGGTGAAATCCAGCCAACTTTCCACGAATTTTCAACGCACCATTTTAACGCTTGATTTTGTCCTAGCATCGTTTTACCGAACTGCCTACCGATTGAAACAATGAAATACTTTCCATCGCTGGCAATAGCTTCGTGGATCTCTAATTGCTTGGGATGGGGTTTATATAGAATTAACTCCCCCAATTTGAAGTATGGCTAGTGTCTTTAATTTCAACTTTGTCAGGTTCGTACATTCCTGTTAATTTGCTAATTTCAGCCAGTGAACCTCTGTAATCCGATCCCTTTACCAATTCCTTTAATAAATAGAATCTTTGTTTTTCGTCTTTCTCTAAATCGTTTCGCTTACCAAGTACCCAAAGTTCTTCCCATGCTTCGATCATGTTTAAATGATAACGAATAATTTTGTCACGATCCAATCCGTGCGCTTTTTTTGTTTCAGCTCTGAGTTGGTCAATAGTTAACCGTATGTTATCCTCAGAACAAAGTTGAGACGCTTTAATCCTAATCCAATCCGCATCTTTGTTTGTAACATCATAAGCCTGCCTATAAGCCTCAGATTGATTCCCAAGACTTACAACAAGCTGCGCAAATTTTTCCTGTTTAGGAGTTAGCATTTTCATTAGTTAACGGTTTGCTCATTTGGAATAAATAAAATCTTTACCATTCAAACACGAAACTTTTCGCATTGATTTTTTGTATAACTTTTTTACAACTGTTCCATCATCATTTAAGAAATTGACAATTTGGATAAGTCCAAAGGAAAAATTAAAGTAGATCGGTTTGAAATATTTAAACTCATAACGGTATTTGTGCCATCCTTTTTTTTCACCTAGATATTCATAATTAATATCAAATAAATACCAATAGTCGCGAATAAACCAATACGGGTCTTTATTTGAAGAATGCCACGTTTTTGTCTGTTTCCTAATTCCTAAATTCATTATATTTAAATCAATCATCCTACAAATTTTTCAATTCATTCATTAATTCAACCCTAGTCTTTGATTTAATATTAATCCCTTTTGAGGAGCAATACTTTTTAAATTCACCCCATTTAATAGGAACACCTTTAAATTCAACCGTAATCGTTTTTGATTTTTCTACGATCCAATTACGAAGGTTGTTCATCATATCCGAAATACAGGACGAACATCCTAAGTCAGTCGTTGCTATATCGTTGTTTTGAAATCCGTAAATTTTTACCGATTCATCTTTTCTTAACTGATCATAAACCTTGCTAATCTTCAACATAACCTCATACGATGGCATTTGTCGCCCTTTGTGATACAAATCTATGTACAAAAGGTACGGTTTGATTTCTTGTAAAAAATCCATGACTAAAGCGATAAAAGTTTAATAGATTGGTAGATTAAATACCCAGCTAATACTAGAGTTGTAATAGCGAATAATGTGCCGAAAAAACCGCCCTCGGGTTTCTTTGGGTTCGTGTTTTGTGTTTCCATAATTTATTTTAATAGTTTAACTTGAATAATTCGGTAAATCAAAGGAATGGATAAATATAGCAGTTCCATTTGAAAAAAAGCAAAAACCAATCCAATCCAATAGCTAAGGCAAAACACACAATTAAACGGTTTGCGGTCCAGACGTGTTTTAAACAGCTTTGCTATCGCTTCACGCTCATAAATATACAATGCGGTCAATATTAATACAAAATTTGTTATCATTTTAATTTATCAATTACGTGTTTTAATCTTCGTTTAGCACAATGTCGACCGATATTTAAATCACTTTGAAGCCAGCTCGCATTTAAATCTCTACTCAAAAATGCTTCTACCCAAAGGCGATCAATAAAAGGCAATTTCTTTTCAATTATCAAATCTTCAAGTTCCTTTTTATAATCAAACTCCAATTCATCAACAACCTGAACCGAATCTAAATCAATTGTGCTTTGATTCCTTTCGGCTAGGTATTCATTTTTTGCGATAATAAAGATATACGCTTTAATTTTACCCTCTCTTTCTACTTCTACTGCTTTTAATCTGTTTTCAATCAAACGAACACAAACATTTTGAGCCAAGTCTTGAAAGTTCACCCTGTCAAAGTAGCGTGAACACTTGAGAATGTGGCTGTAATATTGCACTTCTACGGTCAACTTAATTCAAATATTTATGCAATGTACGTAAAAATATCGTTCGTTGTTATTTTTTTTTAGATTTAATTTTCTCCACCTCTTTGCAAACCTCATCCAGTCGCTTTTTAGTTTCAATAGCCATGTGCGACACAATGACCAACAAAATTAATAAGGCGGCTAGGATTAAGATTGCAAAGATTAGTTCTATTGTCATTGTTCCAATTTATTAAAATGGTAAATCGTCTTCGTTTTCCAATTTTAAACTAGGCTCAGGGCTTTGCGAACTGTTATAAGTAGATTCGCCCACCTTTAACAAAGATAATGCCACCAGCGAATTGAAATAACGAACCTCGCCAATTTTCTGATCCATCCACTCACGACCATTAACCGCAAAATTAACCTCAACTTTATCACCAATTTGAAACGGTTGGATCAAATCAACTCTGTCTTGAACTAACTCAAATTGAATTGACTGAGGATAGTTGCTATCGTCTTTAACTGCAAAGGTTCTGTTTCTAAATTTATCACTCACTTGCTTGATCGCACCGATTGCGATAATTGTACCTTGTTTTTTATACATTTTGTTTGTTTTTAATTGTTACTATTATTTTAATTTTTCTAGTTTCATGAACTTATTTCTAAGTTCCTTTGTGATCATTGAGTTGTAAGCGATCCAATCCCCAATAAATAGCTGAATCAGTTCAATCTCCCATTCTTTTACAGGCGGTTCAATAAAATCGTTTAGTATCTTTTCATAAATTGATTCACGGGCTAGTTCGTCCAATAGTACGTGATCCGCTAACCCATTCCAAATTGATAACTTTTTGCGCAAACTGTCATGATCTGAATCATTTGGAATACATCCCAGCATTCGGTCAAATAACTTTGCGCTTGTCAATGGTTTATTCATGTGTTGTTTTTCTAAATCAAATGTACCTATTCCAACCCAATCAACAATAAATTAATACGTTAAAAATTTGCTAAGGTGTTAAAATTTTAACAGTTGTCTTTCATCTGAATCGAAACGATTAACACTTTGTCACCGTTACCGATCACATGGTAAACACCACCTGACTTCGCTATAAATTGTAATTCCGTCCAATGCTCGAACGGTTTAGGACATTGCCTAGTGTTACGCCCGAATAAATAACCATCAACGTTAAACTTCATATAAGCTGGTATCGCTGGAGCGCCTAATATTATTTGATTTACTTTCATTTTATTTCGTTTTTAAATTGTTTAAAATATATCCGCAATTAAAACAGCGGATAACAGTCAGTAAGCACCATTATAACGGATGCTTACTTTTGTGTTATAAAACATTGAAACGATTTTATAACAAAAGATATATAAAAGCGTAGGAAGGATTACCGATACCTTCATCTCTTTCTGTACATGAATTAAATGCGTGCTGTGGTCACTTACACTACTACGCCTTCATATATCTTCAATCGTTATGTGCAAGTGCTACCATAGTGCTGTTTGACGAGTTTGTTCTTCAAATCGTTTGCAAGCCTTTCGGTAGTATTCTGCATCAATCTCATAGGCTATTAAATTTCGTTTCATTTGATGGCAGGCTATGGCGATTGACCCGCTTCCCAAATGGGTGTCTAAAATCAAATCCCCTTCGCTTGTGTAGTTGTTTAATATCCATCTATATAATTTTACTGGCTTTTGTGTTGGATGTATTTTACCGCCTTCTTCAACTTGTGCTGAATAGTGTTGAAATATCCGCAGGTTTTTACCTTTTCGCACCCAAGCCAATTCACCTTCAGCAAAGCTCAAATTTGGGTTTTTCTTATCCCATAAAAGCCAATGTGGTGAAGGCGGTAAAAATTCAGTAAAGTAATTTCCCCCCCACACAATTTGATTTTCAGACACCCTAAATAATTCGGCAAAATACTCTTCACTTGGTATTGCACTATCCCAATCTTTGTCTTTAGTAAATTTGTGCTTACCACTTCCCATTGTCATTTTGCCTGCGTTAATCCCATATGGCGGGTCAACTATTGCTATTTTAAAATGATTATCGCCATAGCCTCGTAAGGCTTGCAAACTATCTCCGTGTATCAATGAAATTCCGTCCTTTGAAACCGCACCAGCAGGTAACAGCGGTTTTGCGTCATTGGGGGCTTTAGTGCTTTCTACAATCATTTGTGCTTAAATTAAAATTTGTAATCCTTATCGGCTTTAGTGCTGGGAAACCCCCAACGAACGCAAAGCCGCAAAACGTTAGCGGCAAGCTGGCAGCGGCATCCAATAATCAATCGGACGGTCAGGGTCATCAGCATTTATTCCATCACTCCAAAAAATTGCCCATTGGTCATTGCTGTCCATTATACCAATAAGGATATTTTGGTCGCCAAATTGAACTAACACCTTTTCGTGTTCAGGTGGCAATTTTTCGGCTACTGTAATCCAGCCAGCCGCTAACACTGTATTGCCGTCATTACGGCTTGACGTTGTAACTTCATCTGTGTGCATATATTTAGCTTTTAATTGTTAGTGAACATTTGTTTTTCAATGCCGTAACAACGGCAATACTTTTACGTTAGCGGTCATTGCTCCGACATCTTCGGAATAAACAACGCTCTAACTTCTTTTGCGCCTCTTAAATAACCGTAGTAGTCATTTATATAGCAACTGTTTTCACTTTCCGCATAGCGATTTGCGGCACTTTCCAAGTTTTCATCAGAAAGCAACGAACCGCTAACAGCACATTGCTGAACATTGCCAGCTTCATCGGTGTAATTAAGTGTAATTTCCATATCAACTTTTATTTAATTATTAAACATTTATCTTTCAAATTGGCAACGTCAGCAATCTGCAAAACGTTAGCGGCAATTTTGACAAAGCTCATTCCTCATCATTTTTAACCTCTTTAAATACTCTGTTTGTGCCTCTTTTGAAACTTTGTCTTTTACTAAATCATATCCCATATTGTCAATGATGAAGTTTAAATCTGATAAAAAACTGCCACTAACAGCACCTTGCAAAAATGCGGGGTCTTGTGGTTCATTGATGTTTTGTTCTTCGCTCATATCATTTTGTTTTTAAACGTTTCATTGTAGTATATTTTTGCCCTCCCTTTATTCGGATCAAAGTTTTGACAATTCATACCTTCGTAAAAAGCATCCATGATCTGTTGCTTAAAAATTTCTTCTGCTTGTTCAACTACATTTTTTATTATTGGAGATTGTGAGGTCAAATCAAATTCCTTAACTAACCATTCTACTGCTGACTTATTTTTCATAACTTTTCAATTTTATAACCCCATTCAATGTATTGCTTCAATGTATCAAGTTCATCTTCTTTGCCAGTATAATCATAATCAACTTGCCTTAAATAACCATCCCCATTGTCAAAACAATACCACCAAGTACCCCCTAATGGCTCAACTGAATCTTCTAACCAAACTCTATAATTTTTCATAACTTTTCGATTTCTTTTTTAACATGAAAATAAAACTCAATCACATTTCTGTTTTGCCATTGGTGTTCATCTAATGCGGTTAATATCTCATCAACTGTAATCAATGCGCATTGTTTAGAACATTCTAATGATGTGCTTAATATAAAAACATCCACTGTGTAATTATAAATTTTATCTACTAACTCTTGTGCTTTTTCTTTTGGTGTCATCTTATCTGTCTTTTAAGTTGTTCGATTTGTGTTAATAGTTCCTGATCCCTGAACCATGCGATAGCTTTTTGTTCTTGCATCTCATTCATCCAATGACGTTCTGATATTGCGTGTGAAACGTAAGGAATGCGGTTAAACGTGTTTTGAACTTCCAATTCTATTTGTGCCGACACCTCACTAGGTAATTTAATAAATTTAGTTTCCATGTTTTTTAGATTTGTTTTTGATTTTATTGTAAATTCATATTTGCACTAAATTGATCCTGTTTAGATTTTAATGCTGTTTCATCAATTTTTGTTATTAAAAATGCCAACGGCATATTTTTAGATTTGGCTAAGTTGTAATCGCTTTCAGTAACTTTTAGAACGTCTTTATGGTCACTCATGCGCATTTGAAACTCGCTAAACGCTTCACTGTTTGGCATACGAAGGGAACCGTAATAAGCCTCTTTCAAATCAAACATAATAGAACGCTTCACTTCTTGCCCTTTGTACTCCTCACGGCGTTTAATTCGTGATTCATCTAATGAAATTTGTTGATGCCCTTTTTCGATTTCTTTGCAAAGTTCCAAACATTCTTTAATTACTTTTGTAAGTTTTCGATTCGGTTTGTTGGCATGATAAGATTCAATTAATTTATCTAAGTCAATTATCATAAATTAGCTTTAAAGTTAATAATATCAAGAATTTCATCGGTCTGATCCTTTGTCAACTCCAAGCTAGAACCAATTGCTTTTAACTTATCTATATCGCTACCAGCTTTTATTACGCATTCCTGAAATATTTGATCTTTTTGTTCAATCGTTAAATCAAACTTTTCAATCAATTTCTTAAACATAGTTGGGTTTCCGTCCGCTTTTTGAATGCCCTGAGAAAACAATTCAGGGTTAATAGGTGATTTGGGTGTTGGTTTATTGACTGGTCTACTTGCTAAATTCCCATCGTCATCAACTTCGCTAATTGATAACAAACTTTTTAGCGTGTAACGTCTAAAATAAGTAATTGCAGAACCTAACTTTTGAGGGTCTGTAATATTTGGCAAATCAATTGAACTATCAATTAACATGGTTGATGTTTCAGAATCATAAATACATGAACAAACCTTGTTATCTTTTATCGGCTGTAAGAGAATTAAACCTTGCTCATGTAATAATGGCTCGACAGCCGTTAATAAATCATGTAAATCTAAGTATTGCGACTTAAAAAAAGGATTTTTTGCATTCTTTGCTAAAACTCCGATTTGCTTTTTTACTTCTAATAATTTTTTCATAGTCTTTAATATTAAATTTTACCTTCTTCAATCATGTGATCTACATAATCTTGCTCGGTTGGTTGGTGTTGTGATTTGTTTAATAATGCGTTTAATAAATAATCTCTGTAATCGTTTAGACTTTCATTCGTTGGTGCAAATATTTGAACCGTTAATTTCAAATCTCGATCCTCAATATCACAGGCATAAAATTCATCTGTAAACTCACCATCTTTTACGTGCCAAACCTTTGAAATTTCCCAATTCGGTTGGATGTTTTTTAAATCTTTCATAATGTATTTAATTTCGTTTGAACAAATCTACAAACTTTATTTTAATTAAGTGTCATTAAATTACGTTATTTTTTAAATATTATGTTAAAATTTTAACACTTGCTGAAAGTCAATCAGTTAGGTTAAAATAAAGACGTTTGTTTATCATTCTTGCTTTCTATTATTCCTAAAGCGGTTTGAAATATTGTTTTACCAGCTTCATAGTCTACTAAGTTCCTTGCAATTTTATCTCGTCTTTGTTCGCCTTTGTATTTGTAAAAATCGTAATCGTGAAATTTACATAAAACATCAACTTCATTTTTTGCTTTGCTTATTATTCCGTTTCCTTCGCTTCGTTCTCCAATATCATTAGGTAAATTAAAGTTTGTCCAATATAAATGCCTACCTCGTTTTTTCGCATTAATCAATGGCTCATAAAATGGGATTACATTTTCAACTACATATTTACCTTCAAAGTAATTATCCAATAAAACAACTTCTTCATAAAGTTTAAAATCCGGGTAAACAGCATCGCAATTCTTTCTATTTTTTTGGCTAAATCTTACCCTCGAATGTGATGGGCAAGGCGGTGAAGTCCATATAAAATCAAAATTCATATAGTTTTTTAATAAGTATTCGTGTGCATCAGCAACGATTACCGTATCATTTGGAAATCTCTCTTGATATAATTTAGCAAGTTCTTCATCCCATTCTACTGCTGTAACTTCTATTTCTGCAACTTCATCCCATTTGTAACGATTACCGCCTAAACAAGCGTATAGGTTTAAAACTTTTATTTTTTTCATAATCTTAATTTTTAGTATTTATTGGGTAAATTATTCCTTTTCCTTTCTGAGTGCAATGCGCTTGAAATCCAATTG